GATCAAGGGGGCCGACCCCGAGGACGAGCGGTACGTGCTGGGAGTCGTCCTCGAGCCGGACGTCGTCGACGCGCAGCAGGACACGTACTCGGCGGACGAGATCCGCAAGGCCGCCCACCGCTTCATGGAGGCGTTCCGCGGGATCGGTCTGCAGCACCGGATGCGCGTGAACGACAAGGTGAAGATTCTCGAGTCGTTCCTCGCGCCGACCGACTTCGCGATCGGCGAGGTGTCGATCCGCAAGGGCACCTGGCTCTTCGCGGTCCGCATCCTGTCGGACGAGCTGTGGGAGCTCGTGAAGAGCGGAGCACTGACCGGGTTCTCCATCGGGGGCTCCGCGCGCCGGCATCCAGAGCCGACCACGAGCTCCGCGTCGGAGGCCGCGTGAGCGACAAGCCCGTGTACCGCCTGGTCGACATCGAGGTCGAGGAGATCTCGCTCGTCGATCGCGCGGCCAACAAGCACCGGTTCTTGGTCGTGAAAAGGAGCCACATGAGCGACGCGAACGAAGAGCAGGAATCGACGGAGGAGGCCGCGGACAGCGCGCCCGAGGCGGACGAGGACGGCGGCGCCGACGAGGACGAGACCGACGAGCAGGCCGACGACGACGACGGCGACGGCGACGACGACGGTGCAGGCGGAGCGAGCGGGGCGGCAGCGGACGAGCCCGAGGTCGCCCAGGCCGCAGCCGAGGCGCTCTCGAAGCTGACGACGATCGTCGAGGGCCTGGCCCGCGGCGCCCGCGGTGCGACCCTCACGAAGGCGAAGGAGGAGCTGCGCGCCGTGATGGACTCGCTCGCGAAGGCGGCCGGCGCGCGCAAGGGTCCCAAGCGCAAGCCTCCCGCGCGCCCGCCCGCGGAGGACGACGAGGACGACGAGGGCGTCGACAAGTCGGCGATGGAGGAGATCCGTGCGGCCTTCCAGCGCGTGCAGGAGCTGCTCGCCCGCCACGGCAAGCGCTCCCGCAAACCGAACAAGCCGAACAAGACGAGCAAGACGACCAAGCGCGAGGCCGCCTCGGACGACTCGGCCGTCGCCACGAAGCTCGACGCGGTGCTGGCGCAGCTCGGCGCGCTCTCGACCGCGAACAAGGACCAGGCCCAGCGCCTGAGCCGTCTCGAGAAGCACTCGGGCATGCCGAACAGCGCGCCCGTGGGCGAGCAGCGGACGGGTGACGACGACGACGCGAACGTCCTCTGGTCGCTCGACCTCAACAAGCCGACGGAGCGCGAGCAGGTCGACAAGGCGACCAGCTTCTACTGAGCGGGCGAGCGCCCGAGGAGAACGAGCTCGATGGTGAAGATGAACAACCGCACGATCTTGCAGAAGGCGGACCTCGCGCTCGCCGACCTCGTCACGGGGGGCGGCGTGCTCAAGCCGGTCGCCGCCAAGAAGTTCATCCGCCTGCTGATCAAGCAGTCGGAGCTGCTGAAGATGGTCACCGCCGTCCCGATGGCGGCGCCGCAGCAGTCCTTCCCGAAGATCAAGTTCAGCTCGCGCGTGCTGCAGCCCGAGCCGGCCTCGGGGCCGCTCACGCCCGCGCAGCGCGTGAAGCCCGACATCGACTCCGTCGAGCTCTCGGCCAAGGCGTTCAAGGCCGAGGTGCGCCTGCCGGACCAGGTGCTCGAGGACAACGTCGAGGAGGGGCAGCTCCGGCAGACGATCATGGAGCTGCTCGCCGACGCCGTGAGCCGCGACATGGAGGACGTCTGCATCAACGGGGACACGACCTCCGTCGATCCCGTGCTGGCGCAGCTCGACGGAGCGCTCAAGCAGGCCGTCAGCCACGTGGTCGACGCCGGCGGCACTCCGCTCTCGAAGGAGTTCCTCACGGACCTCATGAAGTCGCTGCCCAGCGAGTACGCGAAGCTCCGCAAGGAGATGCGCTACTTCACGAGCGTCGACGCGGAGCTCGACTACCGCAAGACGCTCGCGGACCGCGAGACCGGCGCGGGCGACAAGTACCTCGAGACGGACGCGCCGATCGTCGTGAGCGGCGTGCCGCTGATGCCCATCGCGCTCTTCCCGGAGACCCTCGGGGCGACGGGTGATCAGACCGTCACGCTGCTCACGCACCCGAAGAACGTCTACGTGGGCATCTGGCGCGAGATCAAGATCGAGACCGCGCGCGACATCAGCGAGGGGGCGACCATCATCGTCGCGCGCCTGCGCTTCGACGTGAAGTTCGCCGACGAGCTCGGCGTCGCCAAGGGCATCAACGTCCAGCTCTGAGCCGCAGCTTCGTCGTCGTGGGGTCTGTTGAGCCGCGCGGTGCAGCGCCCCCGTGGCTCGGAAAGGAGGAAGGCAGCGTGGAGACGTACCTCGTTCGCCTGAAGAGGCTCGATCCGAAGCGGGGTCACGTGCTCCGCCGTTACACCTATCGCGGGATCAAGTTCCAGGTCGATCGCGGATGGTACCGGGTGAGCAAGGAGGTCGCCGAGTACCTGGAGCAGGTACGCCAGGTGGCCGCCGATCCCCACTCGCCCGCCGCGTTCGACGTGTGCACCGAGGAGGCGGCGCGGGCGAGGGACGCGGAGGAGGCTCGCGAGGAGAAGCCGACGCTCGCCACCGACGCGATCAAGGTCGCGGTCGCCCGCGGCGAGGCGGACGCTGGCGTCAAGAGCAAGCGCGACGATGGCAAGGGCAGGCGCGCCAAATCTCCGGGCGACGCGTCCTGAACGACGAGCCGGGGAGCCTCGTGAGCAGCTCCCCGGCTCGTCGACTCCCCTGGCCCTGGACTTCGCTGACGTGGGAGGAGCGCGATGCCCTACTGCACCGTGGCAGACCTGCGCGCCGAGGGCGTCACCGACGCACAGGCGTCGGACGAACGACTGCGCTTGCTCATCGAGGAGGCGAGCGCGACGATCGACCGGCTGACAGGCTGGTTCTTCGAGCCGCGCGCGCTCGTGCTGCGACTCGACGGTCGCGGCGCGGCCTCGATCGAGCCGACGTTCCCTCCCATCTCGCTGAGCCGGATCACCGTCGGCTTCGAGACGCTCTCTCTCTCACCCGAAGACCTCGTCGTCGTGGGCGCGCCCGTCGAACCGGGCTTCGTCGCGCCCCGCATCACGCGCGTCCGGGGGATCTTCGCGCGGGGGTACGGCAACGTCGTGGCGATCGGGACGTGGGGCTACACGGAGCCCGACGGCACGCCGCACGGTCGAACGCCGCTGGCAATCCGACGCGCTTGCATCCTGCTCGTGATGCGCCTGTCGAGCCCGGCGGCGTCGTTCGACCCCGTGGAGGACGTGCGGGCACGCGCGCGGATCCGAAGCTTGCGGACCAGGGACCAGGCCGTGGTCTTTGCCGATCCGCCGAGAGCCGGCGAGGTCACGCACGACAGCGAGCTGGATGAGCTGCTGCGGCTCTATCGACGACCGTTCGGCATCGGGGCGGCATAGACCATGGCCGACGCCGGGAACAAGAGGCGCTACGTCTTCACGTCCGAGCTGCCTCCAGAGGCGCGGGAGAAGCGGCGAGCGGCGAGGCGTCGCTACTACGCCGCCTGGAAGCGGCGCGATCCTGAGGCGGTCAAGGCGGCGAAACGGCGCTCGTATGAGCGGGGCGGCAAGGACGCCTGCGCGCGGTACCGCGCGCAGAACGGGGACAAGCGTCGCGAGTCTGTTGCTCGATACCGGGAGCAGCATCCGGATCGAGTGCGCGACTCGTACCTACGCCAGCACTTCGGCATCGGGCTCCTGGACTACAACGCGCTCCTCGATCGGCAGAACGGAAGCTGCGCTGCGTGTCGCGGCGGGGAGCGCCGCACTCACTGGCGGACTCAGCGGCCGTTCGCGCTGGCCGTGGATCATTCCCACAGCACGGGGCGCGTACGCGGGCTCCTCCGCGCCTCTTGCAACACCGCGATCGGTCTCTTCGACGACGACGTCGAGCGCATGATCGCCGCCGCAGCATACCTCGAGGAGCATTCATGAAGGAGGACCCCCGTCGTCGCTGGACAAAGGAGCATTCAGAACGACGTCGCGACATCTCCCTTCGGTCCCGCTTCGGAATCGGGCTCGACGAGTACAACGCGATGCTCTCGGCCCAGAGCGGAGTGTGCGCGATCTGCCGACGGCCAGAGACGCGCGTGGACCCAAGGACTGAATGCGTGCGCGCACTGGCGGTCGATCACTGCCATGAGACCGGGAAGGTCCGCGCGCTGCTCTGCTGCGCGTGCAACGCTGCCATCGGCCTCCTGCAGCACGATCCCCAGCGCGCGCTCGCGATCGCGGCGTACGTCGAGGCGAACACATGAGAGGCGCCCTGATCCAGGTGTTCCTGGCCGAGGTCGTCCGGCTCGATCGCTCGGCGATGAGCGCGCCGAGGCTCGGCACGGGCACGTCTGCGCTCGACGACGATTTTCGCGAGCCCAGAGCAATCGACGACGATGACGATGGCATCGGCGAGCGGGTGCGCATCGAGCTGCCGCCCGTTCGCATCCCGTGTCAGATCGAACCCGAGGAGATCGACGACCTGAGGTCGTTCGCCGCCGGGTCGAGTCCGCGTCACGAGGTCCGGCTGGTCTTCCACTTCCGCGACCTCGAGAGGCTCGGCCTCGTCGACCGCGCGACCGGCGAGGCCCTTCTGTTTCCTGGCGACCGGCTCGGCGCGATCTTCGATCGCGACGGGGGCCTCGTGGAGGCGTATCCGATGCCCGCCGGCATGTTCCTCACCGAGAGGCGCGCGAGCGGCTTCGGCCTCGACCTCAGGCGGCCTCGCCGGAACTTGCTGCTGGTCCGCTTCGAGGAGCGGCAGCAGGCCACCGGGAGGCCGATCTCTTGACGATCAGGAAGGTCGGGCAGTGGGCGATGGCGGCGCGCGTGCTGCGCAGTGCGGCGCACGGGCTCGAGCGGGCGATGAGCGGCTCGCTGCGCTCCGAGGCGCAGGCACTTCGCTCCGAGATATCGCGCGGACTCACCGCGCAGGCGCCGGGCGGGCACACGCTCGCGCAGCCCTCTCCCGTCACGCTCGCGAGCAGGAAGCTCGAGGGCGTCGGCGGCCGGCGCGCGCTGCTCGCGACGCTCGAGATGCGGCGCTCGATCACGGCCGTGGTACGCGGTCTCACCGCCTTCGTCGGTGTGCCCGATGGCGCGCGCGGGGCGGACGGTCGTCCGCTGGCCAAGATCGCCGAGCTTCAGGAGTTCGGCCACGGGCCCTTCGTCGTCCGCCTCACGCCCGCCATGCGGCGCTTCCTCGGCGTGCTTCGCAGCCGGGCTCGAGGTGGAGCGGCGCGGTCGTTCCGCCGTGCGACCGGAGCCATCGTCGTGCGGATCCCCGCGCGCCCGTTCCTGCGCCCGGCGTTCGAGCGCTTCTCGCAAGGGGCCCGTGTCCGCTTCGCGCGGCGAGTGCGGCGCCGCCTCGGTCTGCCCTGATGCCGGAGATCACCGAGGTCCATCCTCGTGTCGGGCCGACGAGCGGTGGGGACGTCGTGCGGATCGAGGGCACCGGCTTCGCCCCTCGCGTCGCCGTCTACTTCGGCTCCGCTCGAGCCGAAGTGCTCGACGTCTTCGCCGACGCCACGAGCTCGCTCGCGTACGTTCGTACGCCCGCGCACGAACCCGGCACCGTCGAGCTGCGCGTCGCGAACCTCGATGCCGACGGCGCCCCGACCGAGGAGGGGGCGCCCCTCCCGGCGGCGTACCGGTTCGAGCGCGCGCACCTCGACGACGAGAGCGAGCTGACGCGAGCGGTACGCGCCCTCCTCCGACTGCTCAAGCGCGACGTCCTCGAGAACACGAGCCTGCGGGTGTCGGTGGACTACTCGGGCGAGGGCGCGCCGCGACCCGAGCCGGCGGCGCTGCCCGCCCTCGTTCTCTCGGGTCCGAGGCTACCGCGCAACCGCTTCTACGGGACGAACGAGCTGCGCGAGACGGTCGTGATGACGGCGACCGGGCCGGAGATCGTTCGGCACCAGCCGCCACTCACGGTCGACCTCGCGTTCACTCTGAAGGGCAGCTCGAATCGCGTGGTCGAGCTCCTGAACCTGATGAGCGCCGTCGGGAGCTTCTTCGCACGGACGAAGTGGCTCGAGATGCCGCGCGACGCTGGATCGGCGTCGGAGCTCGTGCGCTGGGAGATGGACATCGGCGACTTCCAGACGGCGATCGAGGGCCCGGACGACCTGGGGGAGTTCACGGTGGACGTCGTCGTCCGCGGCTTCGACATCGAGCCGGGCGTCTTCGCCGATCGTGGACGCCTCGTCGCCGACGTCGAGATCGGAGCGGACTCGAACGGGCGACTGGGAAGCGGATGACGCAGCGCGAGACGCCACAGGCCGGCGCGCCCGAGCACGCGCCGAACGACACTCCCGCCGCAGATCTCGCCCCGAGGCGCAGCGAAGAGCTGAGTGCGAGACAGCGCCGCTACGATGCGGCCTGGAAGGCGCGCAACCCCGAGGGGTTGCGCGACTCGCAGAGACGCTATCGCCAAAAGAACCTCGAGAAGCACCGTCAGCACCAAGCACGGTATCGCGAGCGGCATCCGGAGCAAGCGCGCGAGGCGTCGCTGCGCGCACGCTTCGGGATCGGCCTCGAGGATTACGACACGTTGCTCGCCGCTCAGGAGGGCGTGTGCGCCGCGTGTCGTCGACCGGAATCGCGAGTCCACTCGCGGACCAAGCAGACCATGATGCTTGCGGTCGATCACTGCCATCGCAGCGGACGGGTTCGCGGGTTGCTCTGTGCGTCCTGCAACACCGCGCTCGGACTGCTGGCGGACGACGTGAACCGCATCATGGCTGCCGCGATCTACCTCGAGCGCCATGCATGAAGCGCTCGTACGAACGCGCCGTGCGCGACCGCGAGTACTTCCTTCGCCGAAGGTTCGGCATCGGGCTCCGCGAGTACGCGTCGATGCTCGTCGCGCAAGGAGGTGTCTGCGCCATCTGTGGGCTGCCGGAGCGCACGCCCGCTGGAGTGACGCGGAGACGGCGCGCGCTCTCGGTCGACCACTGCCACGCGACGGGGAAGATCCGCGGATTGCTCTGCCTGGCCTGCAACGCGGCGATCGGACTGCTCGATGACAGCCCTGACCAGGCGCTCGCGCTCGCGGCGTACCTGGAAAGGCACGGCGAGGGAGCCGGCTGATCCCAGCAGCGTGAGGCTCGACGATGCTCGTGACCCGCCACGCGCGCTGACGATTCGGCCTGCTCGAACAGCCCGTCGGTCACCGAGGACGTCCCCGGGCGCACGCCACGTGCTTTACGTCGATGTGAGCAGCGACGAGTTCCTCTCGAGCAAGGTCGTCGTGAAGGAGACGAAGCCGCGCGTGCGCGGCGTCCCTTCCGCCTCCACCTCCATCGCCGGCGCCGTCGGGATCACAGAGCGGGGTCCGATCGCGAAGCCCGTGCTCGTGACCGATCCCGACGAGTACGAGGAGGTCTTCGGCGGCTTCACGCGCGAGTCGGAGCTCGCCACCGCCGTGGTCGGGTTCTTCGAGAACGGCGGCACCCAGCTCTGGGTCGCGCGCACGACCCACTT